TCACCTTGCCCAGATCGAAGTCCTCCCCCGCTGGGTTGTCCAGGATCACCCGCCAATAGCGCGCCACGCCGAGCCGCTGGTCAGGTGCGGCCGCAAACCGCCGGTCATAAGCCGCGCTGCCCACGGAAAGCACCGTGGCCGTGGCCCATGTCGAGCCGTCGGCGCTCGTCTGCAAGGCCAGAGTGGCCGTCCGCATGGCGCTGGGCAGGTCCACCAGTTGCAGCCCTCGCGCATCTAGCATCGAAAGGCCCTGCGCCGCCCCGAAGTCGATCCGCAAGACCTCATAGGCCGCTGTCGTTCCCACCGGCGTGGTGGTGGTGAAGGTGGTCGCTGTGTCGCCGTCGGTCAGGTTGCCGACCGTGCCACCGTTTGCGGCCGTGATCGTTGCCCCCGCGAGCCCCACAATCGACACTGGCCCGCGCTGGAGGGACCGGAACAGCCAGCCCTCGCGCCGCTTGGCCCCGCCTTGGGGCAGAGGCACGGCATTTTCGATGATCCGGGCCGAGTTGTAGAAGAACGTCACGTCCTCGCGCGACCACAGGAGCGGGTCGAACTCACCGGCCGAGAGGCTGGTCTGGATATTGCGAGCAACAGGCATCAGCGGAGGCCTCCGAAGCGGGCACTCCACATTGGATCTTCATCGTCCAGAAGGGATCGTGTCGGGTCGCCCGTGGCGTCGGACTCGGTCGCTGTGGAAAACAGCCCCCAGCGCCCGCGCTGCCCCGGTGTACCGTAGGCAATGGCACGGTGCAACTCCTCCTTGCTGGCGTTCTCGGTCACGGGCAGGGCCAGCGTTGCGGCCAGCGCCTCGATTGCGAGTGTGTGGAAGTATCCAGGCCATTGCGTCTCGGGAACCCGCGAAATGTATTCGATCACCACCTCGGTATAGTCGGCATAAATCCAGCGCCCGGCAATCTCGAAATTGAACACCTTGGGCGCGCTCAGGCTGGTGCTGTTATAGACGGCCAATGGCTTTCCGACCCGCTCGACCCGCAAGGTCGGCATAAGGAAGGCCCGCGTCCACTGGTTGATCGGCGTGCCTGATGCGTCGATCTCTAGCGCCGCTCGCTTGGTCGCAAAGCTCCAGTCATAGGAGCTTAGAAGCTGGAGTATCGTCGGCTCGTAGAGCTGGTTGACCTTCTCGGCGGTGTCGCTGTCCTCCGCGAAAGAGGAAATCGCCGGTTCGCCCAGGCGAGCCAGCGCTTGCGATGCCACCTGAACCCTGCTGTCAGCCATGCCGCCCTCCTAAGAAAATGGCCGGGGCCATGACAGCCCCGGCCCGCCCCTCGCATCTCCACACCCCAGCGGATCAGACGAAGCTCGACAGCGCCGCAACAGTGATCGCGCCGCCAGTCTTGGCCGAGACTTGCGCGTGGTAGACGTGATCGCTTGCGCGGATCGTCAGCACGTCGCCCACGTTCAGGAGGTCATAGGCCTGGTCGAAGTAGCCAGCGCCATTGACAGCCGCCCGGTTGTCGGCCCCGGCGTTGTAGCTCCACAGCTTGGGGCCCGCGCCCGAGCCGCTGTGGTTTTCCAGTGCTTGCAGGTTGAAAGCCATATCGGTTTCTCCAAGTCAGTTGCAGGAGGAGGCGAGCATCAGCCCGCCCCCTGCGATTACGCCGTTTCGCGGCAGGTGATCTCGACCACGCCGCCCGCGTCGATCTCCACAGACCCGGCCGAGAACAGCATGTTTGCCAGCCACGATGTCTTGGTCGGAATGTAGTTGATCTCCATCCGCTGATCCATGCCGATGGCGTGGCCGATGGCCGAGCGCGCATAGGCAAAGGACGTGCGGTCCAGAGCCACGTCGATGTCAAGCCCACCCTCGGCGCGCGAGGCGATCCACTTGAAGGTCATCCCCATGAAGGAGTTGATCTCGCCGTTGACCAGGGCGCGCACCGTGTTGAAGTCCGCGCTGGTTGTCTGGGTTTCGCCCAGAAGCCCCTCGCGGCCGGGATAGGAGCCCACATAGGTGATGCTCTCGTCCTCGCCAACGCCGTTGGCACCCAGAAGGGCCGAAGCGCGGCGCAGCTTGGCGACGTTCAGGTTGGTGTCGGCCCCGCCGATGGAGTTGGCAACGGTCAGGGTCGTGGTCGTGGCGTCCAGCGCGTCGATGATAAGCTGGTCCTCGCGGCGCGAAATCGCCTTGGCGATGGAGCGCGCAAGCTCCTCGCGCTCCGAGATGTTCGTTTTCGATTCATCGAACACGTCGGTGTATTCGGCTGCGTTCCAGTCCTCCAGCGTGGCGGTCACGTTGGTATGGACCAGGTTCATCGGGATCACGTCAGTCTGACGGACCCGGCGGGTGGCAAGGCCCGCGCTCAGCTTGGGGAAGCGATGCGTCGAGCCGACAACGTCGAACTTGACGCGCACCGTGTCGCGCAGCTTGCCGATATCCCCATAGGCGATCTTCACGTCAGAATCAAAGCTGGCAATCGCAGCAACGGAAAGAGAGATGGACATTTTGTCACTCCTTCAAGGTTTCACTCGGGTTAGATCGAGGGCCTTGAGGGTCGCGGGCCTGTCGCCGAGGCCGGGTGCCGTTCCTCTTGGGTCTGCATCTTGCGCAACAATATGCCACCGACGGCCAAATATGGCAAGCGTGCAAAAAAATGCCCGGCCGGGAGGATGTGGCCGGGCAAGTTCACCAGGGAGGTGTCACACAGGCTTGCGCCCGCCCGATTATAACACGCTCGATCGAACCGATCCAGTCGGGCTTGCGCTGTTTCCGAACGCCTTTTGCATCGCGCGTTGCGCTTCCGCCATGGCCGCGTCCTTTTCCGCGCCGGGAGCCATCCGACTTGCGGCCGCGTGCTTTGCATAGGCTTCCTGCGGCGTCACGCTGCCATCCGCCCCGTCGGCCGTCGGGATCGGCCGCTCGCCCAGCTCGCCGGTCAGGATGCGATGGAAGATGCGCGCCGCCTTGGCGGTCCCGACCATCTGCGCAAACTCGGCCACTTCGCCCTCGTTCTGCAAGACGCCGCGATCCGCGAGCTTCCGGGCATAGGCGCTGATCGTGTTGACGATGGTGCCAGCCTCTTTCTGCCCGACCTCCTTGACCAGCGATGCCATCTCTTGCTCGCCGCTGATCTTCACCGCGGCGTCGTCGGACAGGCCGATGGGAATGCCGCTTTCGGCCACACCGGCAAGCCCCTCGCGCATGAGCTGGGAAAACGCCTTGTCGGGAATGCGGAGCTTGTGCGCGGCCTTGCGGAAGGCATCGACATAGGGCTTTGATGCTTCGCTGTTCAGCTCGGCCGCAATGGCGTCATCCTTGCCCTCGGCCTCGAACACATAGCCGTCGGGGCTGTCGGGCACCGCGCCCTCCAGCTTGCCATCGCCCTTGCCCTTGGTGGACAGCTCGCGCCGCGCGCCTTGGTATGCCTTGGTCAGCTTCGCCAGCGTGTCATCAGCCGAAATGCCAACCAGATGAGCGGGAAGCTCCAGCCCGTCGGGCAGCTTCCAATCGCCCTCGGCCTTGCCCTCGCCCTTGGTGGCAAAGTCCAGGATCGATGAGTTTCCAGAGCCCTCGCCACCGTCGCCGCCTGCGCCCTGCCCTTCTCCGCTTGCGCCACCATCTCCGCCACCGTCGCCCGAACCGCCCGCGCCTTCATCGGCGGGGTTCCAGACCGGGGCGTGTTTTTGCCATGATAGCCACATCGTAGTCTCCTTCTCTGCTGGGGTATGGATTTCAGTCTTGCACGAACAGCGCGTTGACGCGCCCGTTGACGCGCTCCTTCGCTTGGCGCAGATCGGTCACGACGGGCCAATCACCGATCCGATTGCCCTCGTCATCAGCCATGAAAGCCTGCATGTCGAACTCGGCCACGGCTGCATCGAGCGCCTTGTTCAGATCGGCCAGCGCGCGCTCGATGCGCCGACGCGATCCCCGACTGACCTTGCGCCTGGTCAGCTCGCCCTTGGGCACGGTCTTTGCGGGGTCAGCTTTCTTTGCCGTCATGGGTCTTGCCCTCCTCTGCCAAGGCGATGTTGTGGACGATATCGAACACGACTTGCGCCATGCCCTCTCGGTAGAACGCGGCATCGGCCCCTTGGCCTGGCACGCACCGCGTCACATTCACATAGCGGTTATACATGTCCTCCAGCACGGCCCGCCCGGCCGGGGTTGAGAACACCACCGCGTAATGCTCGGGGTCGAGGCCCTGCTGGATCGGCGCTGCCACCTCCGTGCGACGCATCAGGTCGCGCCATGCCTCGCTGTCTGTCTGCTGAAAAAGGGCGTCAAGCCCGCTGTTGTTGGGCATTTGCCGCCGCCATCTCTGCATCCACCGCCCGTTGGGCCACGGCCGGATCGCCGCCAGCCTGGGCCGCGCCTTGCGCCGCCGCCGCCTTCATCAGCTTGGTCTTTCGCTCCGGTGTGTTGCGAACCTCAAGCGGCACGTTCATCAGATCGCCCAGCTTCGGCGCGACCTTTTCAATGTCGACCTCGAAGGCCATAAGCTGATCGCCGCCGATGGCTTTCAGCATCTCCATGAAGCGAACAATGTTCTCGACCTCATTCATCGATTGCCCGAGCGCCAAGGGCGAAGTCATTCGGACCTCGATCAGGAACTGGTCGATCTGGAGCCCTTGCGTCGGCAGGATTTGCTTGCTCTCCAGGATATCGACCACGCGCTGCACCGAGGGGATGACGAACTCGGCATAGAGACGGCCCAGCCCACCGGCCTGATCTGCCACCAGCTCGCGAGCGCGCTGCACGAACTCGGTGGCCGTGCGGATCGGCCCGGCCTCGGGCGGCAAGCTGTTATCCCCGATCACCTTGCGAATGTTCATGTGCAAGGTGTCCAGCACCAGCTCGCCAAAGTCTATCCGTTGCGGGTTGTCCAGGCGTTGCAGGCTCGGCCCCTCTGGCCCGCCATTCTTGCGCACCTTGATGATCGAATAGGGCTTGATCGATATCGGCCCGTTCACCGCCCCGTCGGTCGCGGTATAAACACCGGCCACGGCCACCGCCACCGCCCGAAGGGTCAGCTCCACGATCTTGTTGGCGGTTCTGATATCGGGCAGGGCGAACAGGATCGGCCCCCGGCCCCGGTTCTCACCGGGCAGCTTGGAGTAGCGCGGCGTCACGAACGGTGATGTGCGGGTCTGGCGCTCCACTATCCTGGACTTGTCGGCACCGCGCGCCCAGAACACCTCGTAGCGATAGGGTCGCTCGCGGTTGTCATAGTCGCGGTAAACCACCGAGGCCAGCTTGACCATCGGCGGGTTGGGCTTCTCGGCGTCATCCTCCAGCTTCTGGGGTAAGGTCGCGTCAGGCCACTCCTGCTTGATCGCGTCGGCGCGCATCTCGTGCCAGAAGAACCACCGATCCAGCCGCCCGTTGGGCCCCTCGTAGGCGTAGAAGTGCGACAGCGGCATGGCCTGAAAAATTACCGGCTCGCCCATGAAGTCCTCGTTCGGCATGATCTTCATGCCGCCCTGCCCATAGTGCCAGTCGATATAGGTCTCGTTCGAGGCGGTCGGAAAGCCCGGCCCGTTGAACACGGCCTGAACAATGCTGGTGACAGACTCCAGCTCGCGCTTGGCCTCGTCCTTCGACTTGCCGACGGCCAGCTTGAACGCCTCGTCTGGCATCTGCTGGGCAGCCGGGCCGAGCCCGATCTCCAGCCAGTCCATGAATTGCGGTGTGAAGTCCGAGGACAGGCGATTGGCGGCGCGGATGACCGACACTTGCGGGGCGGCGTCCCAGTTATACGCCGCCTTCTGCTGGCCCTCGGCCGACTTTGTGAAGTTTTCGCGGTCGGGAAACGTCAGCTCCATCGCTTCGCGGTAAAGCTCGTCCGATGACTGCTTGTCGCGCTTCGCGGCCTCAATGGCCTTCCACGCCTTTTCAACGTCCCATTGCGCCACTGTCAGCCCCCAAGCTTGTCATTGAGCACGGATGACAGGTTGCCGATCAGCATGTTACGCCCTCGCCCCCCGCCTGGTGCGCCCCGCTCGGCGTGTTGCCGCGCTCGGGTCTCTTCCTCGCTGCTGGTCTGCTGCTCGCGCCGCGCCATCGCCGCTTGCTTGGCCGCTTCCTTGGCTGCGCCCGCGCCCCCGAACAATCCGCTCATTCACGCCTCCATATCATCAGGTTCATGTCGCGGCCGGTCGGTGATAGGCCTGTCGCTGGGCCGCAATCATACTTGAAGCCGAACCATTCGGCAAACCTGATTGCGCGCCGGTCACTCGACGCCACCCACGCGCGCAATTCGTCATAGACCACGCCGGTGTCGCGGAATATCGTGTAGAGCCGAAAGAGCGGGCGCAGCTCGGCCGATGATCGGATTCGCGCGCCGGGGTATGACACGAACCACCCGCGCCGCCCTCCGTCGGGAATGACCGCCATTGACGCCACGAAATCGCCTTGGTCATCTTCAAGCGCCCATGCCCAGCGCGCCTCACTCGCCACCATCTCGGCCAAGGACGGTCGAGCCAATGCCTCGGCGCTGTCCTCTGGCCTCAAGCTCTGCAACATCTCGCGCAACGTCCTGTTGCCGGTGATCCCCGGATATATCATCCCCATAACCTTCATCCCCCTGCACACGGCCGAACCGATCCGCCTTCGCCACGCTGCGAGCGGCCTTGAGCCTGTTGCCGCCCTGCTGGCCCTCGGACCCTTGCAAGTGGTGCGGCTTTAGATCGAGGTGGAACTCCTGACAGTCGATCCGATGCCAGATGCCCTCGCGGATCGGCAGCTTGCCCGCCACGGCATGGTTGAAGGTCGATCGCCGCATGTGGATACGACCCTTGCTGTCGGTCCGGACCACGCCAGAGCGCGACCACACGTTATCGTCATGCACCATGAAGCTGGGAAGCATCGCCACATTGCCCTTGCAGGCCCGCATCAGCGACTTGATGGACAGGTCAAGCTCTGGATCGGTCATGCCATCCCCCATTTCTCCAGCGCGGCCATGGCGTCATCCACCGACCGCGCGATCTCGTATTTTGCCCCCGCCCGGATCAGCGCCACCTGCATCTCGCGTTGCGCCTCGGACTGCCTGCCCTTGTCGGCCTTGATCTCCAGGAAGAACGCCAGCCCCTGCCAGATGATCTCAATATCTGGCCAACCTGCCTTGGTGCCAAGCTTGCGCGCCTTGGCGATCTGCCTTGCCGCCTCGGCACCGGCGATGTCCAACTCGTTCGGGCTGTGGTGGTAGATCGCATCTCCCGGCAGGGTCAGGTCGAGAAGCTGGAGGATCGCCCGATGCACCGGCCCCTCTCGATCCTGGCGCGGGCGCGTGTCGCCATCGCTGCGGTAGTAGGCTTGCAGGTCGGCCGCTGTCATGCGATCGGTCATCGCCGCCACCTTGCTTGCAGGGGGCCCACTGGCTTCTCATCGGCTTCGCTCATTCCTTCACCTTCAATCAAAAGGGCTCCAGTGGCTATCCACAACCACCGGCTCGGCCTCCTGACGCCGCCCGCCCAGCCGGTCGAACTCGCCAACTCCGAGAAAGCCATATCCCGCACCGTCGCAGATGTGGCTCTCGTCGTTTTTCGATGGCGTGTCCATGTATCGCTCATCGCCGCTGGCCAGCACGCGCTTGAAATGCCACGCCCCAGACAATCCCTTGTGCAGCATCGGGCATCTGCGCTTGTTGACCAGTAAGCCGGGCTTGCCATCAATCATCCGCTCGCACGGCCCGGCGATGGCTGCAATCCTCATGCGCGGGTCTTGCGATGGAGCGGGCTCAAGCATGATCCCGAACTCTGAGCGCAGAAAGTCGAAACTCGCCCGCTCAAAAATCTCGTCGCGCTTCACGCCGGCCGGATCGCCCCAGCCGGTGCCGGTCAGACCGCGCGCTACGTGATCGGGGAAGTGCTTTACCGCCGCCTCGGCCACCAGCTCACCAAAGCGCTTGATCCCCATGTCAAAGCACACCACCTCCAGGTGACACAGGATCGGCCCTCGCGGGTGCCTCTGGAAGAACAGCGCCGAGGGCTGGAGTGTGCCGCCGCCAATGTCGGCCCCGATGTAGATCGGCGCGTCCGCCAGAACCGGCAGCGCATCGACACCGTGAACCGTCGGGTTGTATTGCGGAACCACCTTCCGCCCGTCGGTCACAAAGGTATAGACCCCTTGCAGATAGCTTCTGATCTCGGCCAGCGTCTTTCCTGCCAGCGCGCGCCCGTAGTAGCTGCGCGCCCCCAGCGGGTTAGACCCGGCATCTACCCGCGAGAGCGCAACCAGGTTCTCCATCCACGGGTTTACAATCCAGAACCGATCCGCCGCCTGAATTATCTCGACCGGGCAATCGACCCTACCCACCTTGCCGCGATACCAGATAAGCACCTCTGCCGACGTGAGTTTGACCCCGTGATGCTCGTGAAAATTCTCGTCGATGATCTCTGCCCCGCCCCTAAGCGGCATGACCTCCAGAACACCAGGCGGCTGTTGATGAAATCGGAACCCGCTCGGCGTGTCCTTATGGTGCCAGCCATAGAGCCAGTGGTCGGCATCGGGCGGGTTGGTGTCGCCCCATATTCCCGACCAGGTGGTTGGGCGCTCGTTCACCCCGAAGCGACCGACGCGCTCGGTCAGGCGCGTGACCACAGAGCGCGGAACCTCTCTGATCTCGTTAACGAAAGCCCCGGTCAGCTCCATCGAGAGAAGCTTCTTCACGTCCTGTGGTTTGTCGAGCGCGATCAGATTGACTTCGACCTCCATCCCCGAGTTGTGCGGAGCGATGATGTGAGTTGCCGGTGATCTCCAGATGATATCCCCGAAGGCATCCGAGGGGTAAATCTGTCGATAAGTCACCGCCGTTGTGGATCGCAGCTCGGGCATGGTGTTTCGGATCACGGCAAAGCGCGACCGGCGCACCCCGTCTGGGCTAGGCTCTTGCTCGCCGCCCAGGTCTAGTATTCGCTGGAGGCTCGGCACGGTCTTTCCAGACCCGACCGGGCCGATGATGAAGGACGCAAACGACCGATCTAGCTTGTATGCCCAGGCGATCGGGCTTGTTTCGTAGGTCCAAGTCTGTTTCACCGCAGCCACTTCTTAGCCTTGACCGCGATGTAGTCCACGATCCGGTTGCCGTCCTTGTCGCGCTCCTCGGTGATCCTCTGGACCAGGTTACAGAGCCCCATATCTTGCAGCGCGCGCGCCGCCCGCTTCATCGACGTGCTGGCCGATCCGATTGGCCCTCGATGATACACCACCAGATCGTCCGCCTCTACACGATTCAGGGCGAGCAGGATCGAGGGCATCTCTTCGCCATGAGCGACTAGCTCAAGGCGCAGCTCTTGGCGGGTCATCGCTCGCCCCCGGTCACCACCGGCGGCTCGCCATTGAGCCACGCCACCAGATCGTGCCACGCGTAGGCGATCAGCACGGCATAGGCCACGAACGCCACCAGCACCAGCCAGCCTGGCGCGCGGCCACGACTGGTCCGATGCTGGCAACCTCGCCCTTGGTTGCAGTCGCAAAGGCCAGAGCCGCAACTCAAGCCTCTTGCACCCTCTGCAAGCGCCTGTGCTGGCCCGTGAGTGCCCTTCTCTGTTCTCGGCACCAACCATACCCGCCACATCGACTTGCCACCTGCGCGGCCATCCTGCGCGCTCCTAGCCCTATTCATCGTCCTCGCCTCCCGGTTGCCACTTTGGAATAGCCTTCTGGGCAGGCTCACCCGCTGGCGGGATCATCACCACGCTCAAGCCCTCGCCTGCCCCGCCCTCGGCCTCTTTGCCGTAGCCGTGATTGACCGTCAGGGCGAATGCAGCACCCCGCGATGCCTGCTGTGTGTAGAGCGCTTCCTCGGCGAATTCCGCGATCCGCATCTTGGCCCGTGCAATGATCGAGATAAAACGGGGGTCTCGCTCCCCGTCGCCCCTGCCGTAGTGCAGGATAGTAACTCGGGTTGTGTCCAGAGCGAGGGCTAGGCCTGCCATGGTTGGCGGGACTTGGTATTCCTCCTCGTAGGGGTCGCCGTCCTTCGGGAACACCTTTCGCCGCTTGATGCGGCTGGCGAAGTATTCCTCGATCCGCTGCTCGAGCTCCTCGGGGTCTGTGAATGCGAGCTGTCCGCGCTGTGCCATCACTTTGCACCATCACCCCCGAACCTGCGAGGCGCGGGCATCGTGTCGCTTCCGAAGACCTCCCTCATGATCTCCGCTTTGCGCTTGGGGCTTATGATCTCGCGGTGTGGCTCCGGAGTGGCTTGTCGGACGATCTGCGGCCTCGGCCTTTCTTCGAGGATCAGGCGGTAGATTGCGCCTGCGTCTGGCTTGTAGAGCCTTCCAGTGGCGCTCCTTGGCCCGGTCTTCTGGTAGGTTGCCCATGCCTGCCGGATTTCGACATGGCTGCAGTTTTCGAGCACGTCCATCCATCCCTCGATTTCGAGGGCCTGGAC